CATGTTAGCTACTAGCTTGCTGATCTTGATGGCCTCGTTGGCTGCTGCTCGTAGACCTGATTCAACATATGATGCTCGGTCATCATCTTGCTTGTTTGTCTGGTCATCAATATCAAAATCTCGCTGAGCTGTGTCCACCAGATTGGTGAGATCCATGTCACCATCCAGCTCGTGTTGTTTGATCAATGGTTGGTTGTATTGACTGGGTGTGTTGTCTCCTTGGAAGAATTCTGATAGATCTTCAGGCTTCAAACCTATCACAGATTGATCAGTCGGTTTGTTGGTGAAGAAGTTCAAGAACTGCATGCGGGGTTTGTTGGATATATCATTGTACTTATCCTTCAAGCTTCTCTTCTCTGGATTCCACCAGGAAAAATAATTCTTCTGATAACCAGAGTTGATGTCTGGGTTATAATTGCTCAGTATGGTTCTAGCTGTGGATTGATTCAAGAGAAGATTCAAATTGTATCGCCGGACTGCAGCTGCTAGTTCGATCAAACCAGGATTGGTCAACATCTCAGCATATCTATCCTCGGAGAGAGAGCCAGATTCTAGGAAAGGTCGCAATTCTGATGACATCACCTGTTCTGCTAGTTCTTGATCACTCATGGAGTTCACCTCATCCATGTAATTCTTCTGAGTGTCTAGCAAACCATCAACATCACGTGATTTTTTACCAGCATAATACTTCGATTGATCAATTATCGCTTCATACTGATTGGATATCACCACTGCAGCTCCAAGTGGATCCAACACACTGAGACCTACACCAAGAGCGGAATCGGTTCTATTATCAACCTCTTGGTTGAGTAATTCTGAACCTCCTCGCTTTTGACCATCTGCATCAACATTGTTGTCAGCAGCGTTGGTAAGATCCTCATTCAGCTGATATGCAAAGTAGCCATCAACCACAACCATCAAAGGTCCAAGTGCCTTACCGACACCTCTTCCCATCATCTTGAACCACTTGGAACCAGCTGTGGTCTTGATGAATGACTCTATAAATTCTTTACCCCATTTTGTGGAATTCTTGATGAAGTCTGGTAGAATTTTTTTAGCTTCTAGTAAACTTTTCGCGATGGCTTTTAGCTGTGTGTTGATCTGCGTGTATATGTCATTGTACAATTTCTTGACAGTGCTCATGAAATTGTCAAACATGTTATTGATCTCTTTGATTCTACTATTGAACAGATTGTACACATGTCTGCCCAGCTTGCCGACGTCTTGAGAAGTTTTCATGATCCAATCAACCAGTCCGGATGGAAAGTATTTAGATTTCAACAAACTCTCCCACACGATCATCAACTTGGTAGCAATGGAGCCTTTCTTGAGACGTGTCCACCATCTACCTTTGGGTGGTTTTTTGGTTTTGGGTTTGCTTTTGGGTTTGCGTTTGGGTTTGGGTGCAGCTTTAGGACGTGCTCCAGGAAGCAATGAGAGTAGATCAAGCAGCATGGCTCCCAGACTCAACATAGTGCCTGTAGCCACGCCAGAACCTAAAGACAGTGCCAGAGTTGGAAGCACTGGTATAGCTAATGTTGGTATTTTTAGTTTGTCCAGAAAGCTTGTGTCTCTGTCTCTCTTCTTGATGCTCACGTCCGCTGGCATCACTTTAGCCATTGGAGACTCAGATGATAAGTCAACCCCATCAATGTTTATGTCGTTCATCACAACATCTTCCGGAGGTTCATCTACCACTCTGTATGTGTCTTGAAACAAACGCCGACCAGTCAACTTGAAAGCGGTGGTGTCAACCAACAACTCAATCCGAGAATTTATATGATCTCTGTCTTCGTCAGTTATATTCTCGTTACGAGTATTGACATAATCAGAGAATGAGTTGATTAACCGGACATTTTCATTCAGAGACACCATGATACATAATTACTTATGTATCAGGACCCGAACAGTGTAGCATCCATGGGTATATCGTTGCCTGATACTGATACATACAAGTTCTCCACACTCTTGACAGACTCAATGAACTCAACCAGCACCTTGCTGCAGCTCATGGGTAATATGTTGCACACTTTCATTCGAGATTCGAAATCTAGCTCCATTACAGGTATCACTTCCTCTTGAAATGACACTTGTTGAATATATTTAGACATCTCAACTTTGAACAACTCAGATATTATGTCTTCACCCTGCAAGCTTGACCATTTTTTCTCTGCAGATGAGTTGACATCATAATCGATGAACAACGGAGGGCAAGAGTATACTATGGTCACGCCAGTGTCTGTGATGTGTTCATGTGATTCTAGAATACCTTGGAGCTTTGGTTCAACCAACTGATATACAGACTGCAGGTGGTCAGTTAGTTGAATGGTGTCTCCATTGAGATCCATGGTGTCTCCTATGGTGTCTATACGATATTGAATCGCTAGAGGTATTTTATCTATTAAATTTATGTTCTCAGGATCAGAGCAGTTTTTGAGAATTATTTCTGATATGACTCGGTTGTATGAGAACACATTCTGTCTTGTCTCTTGAGTTATTGCTCCAGCCAAGATCAAACTCTGTTGATCAACTGTTATTTTCTTTGACTTCACAGTCTTGCTATCAGATGGTAAATATATATCAAGCTGTGAGGTATCGTGTTGCTCTTGTAGCTTGCTCAGCAATTCGTCAAATTCTTGTGTATCAGTGGACATCGTGTATATATTTATGCACCAGGTATTAAGTTATCAATCGTGCTTGGTTCTTGAGATTGTTTTTGTTGTGTGTCATTCACCATCATATCATAATATGTCAGAGCCTCTGCTGGTGAGATTTTCATGTAATACTCATGAGAGAAGTTGAAATTAGACGCCATGGCATGCACAGTTTCATAGAATGACTTGAGATCTGAATTGATGATGGTGAAGAACATGTTGAACAGCTCGTTGTTCACCAGATTGACTGTGTGATCATGTATTGTTGGATCATCAGTGTGAGTCGATTTGTACGACAGATACACCACATTCTCATACATTGAATTGTATTGCTTCAGCACCCTCAACATCCGACTGACAGTCGATCCTGGTAACTTGGACACCAACTGGCTTCTTTGATCTTGTGTGTAATTGTGAACATCATAAACAACATCATCCACAGTCATGGTGTGAATCACGTCATACACATTCAACGATTCCAGTGATGTGTATATGTCTCTTGGAAATCTCATGAGGAATTGATTGCCTTGATCTGTCACTTGATGAGAGTCAGATTGATATTGTATATTTGATATCACATTCAACAGATCCAATATATTGATATCCATGTTGTAATCTTTGCCCGTCACATCACATTTGACAGACATCACAACAATTGGCTTGATACACACAGCCAGCATGGTGAACAGCACGCATATCTTGTCTATCCGATGTAGTTCTGCAGATTGATCACTCGCGCGTTTATTGTGTATCAAGTGCTCCAAGTACATAGACATGCCAACCTTGTCATTGTTCGCGCCAAATTTGAGGATGTTCAACAATTCCATGTTGTTGAGCTCAGCAAATCTTTCAAATTCACCAATACTCGGTAGATACACTTGATAGCAAAAACCACTCAACATGTAAGTACTTAAATGTGTCTCTGAATTTGGCTAGCTATATGGATTGAGCGATTTCATCTTATCCATAGACGAGCTCATTAGGTCAGCTTTAAAATTATCACCAGCAGATCGTACGTCAGAGGAAAACCCAGCGATTTCAGAGGATGAGGAGAATCCGGAAACATTTCCAGCTTTTGCAACGTCTCCAGACACATCTAGTGAGTAATGAGTATATGCCCATTGTACATCAATTGGAGGCACCGATCCACCGTCATTGTCGTATGTGTATTGCATTTGGGCTATTTGAAATGGAACACAATTGTGGAACACCATCTGCTTACGAATATATGGACCATCACTGTGACCATTGATTCCCAGCTGAGTGATTGTGATGTTTGTCTTGATGTTTCTTTTGTCTTCTAAACCTCTGGCTACAAAACCGTAATGCGATGCCAGTGTGACCCATGGTCTTATTATGGTATCCACGAATGAAGCGTTGGTTTCTCTGAACTCGATACTGAGAGGGTTGAAGTCTTTTCGAGCTCCAGCTACCAATCCAGGTATGAAACCTCTGTTATTATCAACAGTCACGTGTGATGTGCTCATCTGTTCAGTTGGTAGATTTACACCTTGAGCAAATAAACATCCAGCGCTTTGCGACTTACCGCCTTGTTGATTTTGATACTCACTACCAGTTATGTTGGCTCTCACATCATCATATTGATCGTAGTGTGAATTTTTGTGAGGACCTCTTGAGTCAACCATCTCTCCGCATTCTAATGATTGAAGATTGGTCAAGTTTAACGCCACTGGAAATGGATCGATAACAACAAACCACAAACTTCTGTTTGGTGTCTGAAATGCTCTGGAACTTGCTCCAGTGAGCATGCTATGGAAATGACTTCTGTAGTCATATGTACCGTGCTTCTGACTGTTTGTAGGATTTGCTTGATTGGCTCCTCCGAAGCCAAACAGACGTGAAGCTCCACCGAACTTGTGGCTTCCAAACACCTTGTCAGTCAACTTGCCAATAGCTTTCTTAGCGGCTTTCTTCGCCAACTTTTTAAGAAAGCTCATGGGCTGATTATAATCCTAGTGCGCCTAAGACTTTATCTGCTATCCCGCTAGCGAAATTTCTTAATGATCCAGTGAGAGCTGATTTCTCTCTTCTCCAGTATTGATACGCCATAGTTGCTTCAAATTCCATTGGTTCACCAGATCCTGCTGCAGGTTGATACTGTAACGCTCCAACAGATTGACAATATGCTCCGTATAATGTATATTCTGCAACAGCATTGAGCTGTGCATCTAATTGTAGCAAGTTCACTACAGAGTTTTGAGAAGGTGTTGCATAGTTACCAGTGCTAGTGCTGTCATCGAATGTGTCGAATGACCATGATTCAAACATAGCACGTAATCGGCTGGCTTGGTCAGAATAAAATGTCACATTCCATGCATCTGAACCAGTGTATTGTACACTTCCGGGTACATTGAAGTTCATCCCCATGTAAGGTACTTGCTTGTTTGAGATAGCTCTTCCGGGTAGAGTTGCTGTCTTGACATATACAAGATCGTCTTCGGTGAATTGAATACCAGCGCTGTCGCCAGGTGTTATACTCAGTACTCTGAAATGAAAATCACGAGAGAAATCTCTCTCCTGCGCTACTCTATAGAAGTCCGTTATTGTTTGTTTTATATCTGGCATTGTAATTACTTATGGTTAGGATACTAATTCTGAGAAGTTTTGATCTGTTCTTGTTGCGTAGAAGTTACATAATATAAATTCTGCAGCTCTCACTGGCTTGATATATATGTCTATAACTAATTCATTTTGGTCAATCACGAACGGTGTGTTGTTTCTCTCGTCACAAACTATGAGATAATCATACATACCCTCTGTGTTCTTCACTTTCTCGAATATAGGCGTCAATACGTTGACCACCTGTGTGCGTGTGAAGAGTGTGTTGGGTTCAAATACATAATATTTCACCGTGGCTCTCACGGCTTTCTCTAGATATAAGAACAATCGTCTCACGTTGATTCTATCAAACGCGCTTGGTTTTGCTTGGAGTGTCTTCTGACCGAATACAACAAATCCATCATTAGGAAAGTTGGCTATTGGATTGACATTGATCTTGTACATCTGGTCTCTGTGTTTTTGCTTTGGATATACAGCGATGTCTGATACAGTGTTGATGGTACCTCTGGTGAAACCAGCAGGTGCATACCATGGCTGGAAGTTCGCATCAGTTCTAGAGTATATAGCAGCTAACCTACCAGAGAAAGGTAAGTATATGTTTCTACCCAACGTACCGTCAAAAGCTCTAGCCCAATTGCCATACGTAGCAGCATAACTAGAGTTCTGTGATTCGAAGTTGTGTCTCAAAGGCCAATAAACGTGTTTGGAGAATATATGCTTCTTGTTGCCTAGAGTCTTGTTGTTTTGACCTTGAACAAATATATATCTCAACGGATCAATTATTGTCATGTGATCTTTTCTCTTATTAGCAGCAAAGTTGACGAACACATTGGCTACATTATTATAATTAGCTATTGTTCTCTTCTTATTCTCTAGTATTCTAGGAGTGTATAGATTGTCGTATCCCCACTGACCATCTGGGTTAGTGGGTTCTTTGAAGTCATCATAGCCAGGCTCGTCAGCGACGTAACCATTTTCTGCATCTCCTAGACCATCTCCAATCTCGAAGTAAGCTTCATCATCAAAAGCTCTACGACCTCCATGTGAACCAACGAATATTGTGGATAAACCACCATCTAATGTGATGTCGAGAGGATACAACTCGTGATTGTCTATAGTCTCGAATATATACTCTAGTTTAGTTGGAATAGCTCCTATGTGCTTACTCTCTGCATCTGCAGGCTTGAACACACCATGAGGATATAAGTTGTTTCCAGGTTTAGTACCTAATATAGTAGATAGATTTGCGATCCACAATCCAAGTTCATGCTCTTCTTTTCGATTGAGAAAGGCTGGATCTGGTGCAGAAGCTAGAGTCGTTATGTTAGTCGGGTCAAATTTATCCTTGGTGTATGCTAGATGTTTGTCTGATAATATTCTAACTCTCTTTTCTGGTATCGCATTATCATCAGCCCATGAGCCATTCAACTTGGATAAATATGGATTAGAGAACACTCTGATATTGGCAGAATCTTCAGTTACACTCTCTAAGAAGAATGACTGAGGAGCTCCACCAGTTTGTCCAAATTTCTCTCGATGGAAATCTAAAGAACCTATATAAGACTCTGACAACACATAATCTAACTTAGCTGTATCAGCATTGAGTGTAGATTGTCGAACCTTGAACATACCTAGTGTTAGTACATCTGAGTATTCATCTGAGTTCATGTCAAAATCACCTAGATTCTCAATCACCTCTGATACAGACACTGTGCTATCCTCTGAAGAACCTTGGATGTTGAATGTCAATCTATCAGATGGTACTCTTACAGTACCACCAGTTGGTGTGTTTTTGTTTATCGATCGTAGATTTTTTAACGAATCAAAATCAGTCGCTGGGTTGAGGTTGGTGTTGTCTGACAAACCAATGTAATGGCCTTCAAATTTTTGATTGATTGCTCTCCGCGAGTTGTTCAGTACTATTATTCCTGAGTTAGCTAGTCCAGCTATACCGCTAGCAGCAACATCACCAGGTGATTGATTCCACTGCAACTCGTTGTTGGTCAGAACATCATATTCATCTTGTGTGAGTTTCACATGTTCTGGCTCGCCGATGAGGTAGGTGTCACTATCACTATAACTAACGAATCTGTGATTGTCAAATAAATCTTTCACATAATCAAATGTATCATCAGCATCAGTATCACCAGCATACAGTCGTTCTTTCCAATTCGCACCTAATCCAGTTATTATCTTGTCTGCTGTAGCGCTCAGGCTAGGTACATCTGATGTGTACCACTGCTCGATTGCATCTACACTTGGCTTTGTATATACAGGGTATACTAGTGCGGTGTATTCATCACCAACAGTGTCTCCTTCTTTGGGACCATACGGTAGCCTCGATACAAATATGTTACCTGGTCCATTGAAGCAGGATTTGACTGTATGATAAAAATATCTCTCAGCAGCGTTGGTAGGTAGACCATATAGTTGTTCAAATTCAGATATACTACTAACTTGTATAACTTCATCTGTAGGTCCTTGGTTTGAGAAACCAGGTACTAAAATGTTTGTACCAATTGGTAAACTTGGTCTTAAAGATAAATCAATCTCATTGATTTCTACTCCGGGTGATTGTATTGTACGTGCCATGACTTTTAATATTATTTATCGTATTGCAAATACATTTTTTCAAACTATACCAGTTTAGCTAACATTTGACTGAATGAGAATTCTAGAAATGTTTCAATTTCACCTTCTGTACGGTAGTCATAATTGATTCCACCCAACTTGACTGGCACCACTCCTATGAAATCAAATTGTATTTTCTTGTTGTCATATTCATCCAAACCATACAGAGTGGCAGTTGTTGAATATGTCTCGAAAGGTGTCTCTGATATAGCTAAGTGCTCTGCGTCAAAAAATCCTTCTTTGTTGTTGTTCAATATGTTGATCCACTTATATACAACCCAATAGTTCTTGAATTGATTGTCTATGGTGAACTTAACTGTTACGTTACCATATTCAGGTCTGTGATGGCTTGTGAAGTGAAATGTCTGGCCAGAGAACTTGGTGGCAGAATCATGAACATGTACATCTGGTATTTGAGTGGCAAACACACTATATGTTATAGATTTAGAATCTACTAGATCGTTTCCACGTTCCTCTCGAGTGTCTATGGCTCGAAGTGATGCAGGTATATCGAGTACCAGTATAAATTTGTCAGTACGTGCCTTATTGAATTGTGATTGCTCCATAATATTATATTTAACCTAGGAACGACCATCCTTGTTGTTCCATGTCATCCATCTCGGTTCCTGCACCACCTTGAATGTACACTGGTAGGAAGCTGGATCCAGAGTCAAAACCTCCCATTGACTCGAAAGATGATGAGTCTGACTGTAGATTATAGTTTAGTGGTTCTAACACCAGTGGCTTGCCATTGTCATCTATCTTCTGCACTTCGAAGTATCTCTCAGTTAATGTTGTCTCTAATATCATCAACGCCCAAACCATAGCCATCACTTTATCATCATTGAGACCTTCACCTGGACGAGCTCGCCAAGAGCCGTTTGGATATCTTATGAAGTTCTTCAGTTCTGTTAATGTGTCAACATCATGGAGAACCACTGCATGGACTTCATTTATCCAGTATCGCATGTTCATGACTCCCTTATACTTTGTATTCGTATGAGCCAGTACACCTAATCGGTTGTTGTCTGTCTTGTTTACATTGTTATATGTAACGATGTTCTCATACCGGAATTGATTGTGCAAGTTGTCAACTACTTGAGCTCCGCAATTGTTTCGCTCTATCAGTGCTAAAGGTGATCCCCAATGTTGTAATATCTCATGAAGCTTGGAGGTGAAGTTGTAAGGGTTGATCTCATTACAACTGTATATTGCTGATTGTCTTATGTAAGTTAAGTCAGTTATATTGAATATCTGAATGACACTGTGAGCTTGTGACACACCTTCACCAACATCAACTCCTACTACATATATATTGTCTCCAGGTGATGGGTTCTCATACAATCGATACTTACCATCTTCTAATATGTGAACTGGTTGCTGTATGTTGATCTCTAATCGGTTCAAAACATCCTCTTGTAGCACACTCTCACCAGTTTCTAGAAATTCATTACCAAACTCTTGACGGAACACTTCCTCACTTCCCATGGTCTGTATTGTCTGATCACGCCAAGTATCATCTCTACCAGGAACCTCCCACCAGTCTATGCGCTCTGCAGACCAACCATTTGACTTTTCTGAAGCTCCATTATATAACTTGAAGAATAAATTCTCAGTTCCATTAGGAGTAGATGCGATGAATATCTTTGACTTCTTCGAGGAAGAAATTATAGGGTAAACTGAATTCCAGAATGGCTCCACTAAGTTAGGTTCAATGAAAGCCAGCTCGTCTAGTATCAAACAATTGACAGATTGACCACGAGCTGCTGTACCAGTAGTTGTACTTATACCTACACGACTACCATTAGCTAACACCATGCTAGTTTTACCATATTCTTTCACTCCAGGTTTTAACCAGTTAGGTAGTTCTTCATATGCTAGTCTGATCCGCTGAAATATTTCGATAGCAGTACCTTCCTTGTTGGCTACAATCAACACGCGTTGATCTTTGTTGAAGCATGCATTCCATAAAGCATATATCGTCATCATGGTGGTCTTTCCACATTGTCTAGACGCCAACATCACCACGAATCTATTATCCCTCATGTTACGCAGAGCTCTCTTTTGACATTTGTGAAGTGCTATTGTTTGTCTTCCGGTGTCTAGATTGACGATATAAAAGTAATGCTCAGCAAAGTATAATAAGTTACGTTTGGCTTTCTTTAGCTCCACTACCATCTCTGAAGTGTACTCGAATGTAGCTCTATCAGTTGGTAAGTTCTTGTTTCCTAAGTAGAAATCTTTAGATGGTTTTTGATTATTGGACATTGTTACTATAAGTATTTAGGTGAATCAAACTAGAAATCTAACTCGACATATAAAAGAACTTGAATCAATATATGGTAGCCTTATTAATGAAGCTAACGACACCAACGTGTATGTAGATGCAGCGAAAGACGCTCTTGGTCACAGTCCAGAAGCTACTAAAATTCAGCCAAACACTGGTCCAGATAATGTGGATGATATAGATAAACCTATAAAACAGGAGAGCGATTCATTGAAATTAAGACACAAGGATATAAATACTAGTATGAACGATAAGAACGTATTTGATAGACTCTACTCCACTATAATGGAAGATGGAGAAGAATTTGACATGAATGAGCTTGAGGCTGGTCTCGAGGGTGGTGAAGAACCATCCATGGATGACGAAATTGGCGGTGAGGAGATCACGCTGACTATAACATCTGATCAAGCTGAAGCACTCAGGGGTTTGCTCTCACAATTGGAAGAGCCAGCCAGTGATGACATCGAGGATCTCGAAGGAGATGACTTTGGTGGAATGGATGACATGGGTGGAGAAGAAGAAAATTTTATGTCCAGAGAAGCAGTAGACGCTGAACACACTGGACAAGGACAACAACCTGGTCATGATCCGACACAATTAGGACCCAAGAAAAAGAATGTCGTACCTGGCAACGCTAGCAAGACATCTTCTGGTATAGGTAACGGTACAGTTACTGACAAAGTTGGCAACGATGGACATTTAAGAGACACCACAGCACAAATGACTGCCAACACTGGTAGATCTAATGTTGTGGGTGGTAGAGCCAGTAAAGGTAGTAACCAAGACTTGTTTCAATAATAACTCTATCTAGAGAAAATATATCGATCAAAAAAGACCTCTTCTTCGGAAGGGGTCTTTTTGATTGTGTATATGATAAGTAATATATATGTATCATAAGTATTTCAACCGGGTTCTAGAGGAAGAGTTGGCTCCGTATTTAAGAAAAGGCTCACGTGGTTTGAACCGAGGTAAGAACTTGCGACAAGTACCAGACTCGCATAGAGCAGATCCAACGTTAAACTCTAAGATAGAAGACATCAGAGGAAGTACCGGTACACGTGTCATGTCTCCAAAGGATGTGAACTATGTAAAGTCGAAATATAATATATCCGGGTTGAAGCCAGGAGAAGTTAAGCAGTTAGGTACCACTGGTATGAAGGTGTACATAGATCAAACCACTGGAAGAATGATGATTGATAGATGATGAACCCATTTGATGATAGACCTGTTAGGTTTCTAGATAAATCTATAAATTGTAATGAGCGTGATAATTACGACGCGTGGTGGAAGGAGCAGTTAGATATGTTTGGTACTCAGATCGACTACTACAGGACTAATGCTGCTGATGACATACCAAGTGATATATATGGTGAGGATCCAGTCCAAGGGTTTAAGGATCCAGTTAGTATAATTCTCGCACTCAGTTTGAATGAGAATGCAATTGTTATGGAGAAGTTTGGGTTGTTGGCAGATGATGAAGTTACTGGATTTCTCCATATAAAGAAGTTTTATAAATTAATGGGTGAGGGTGTAGAGCCAGTCGCTGGAGATGTATTCAGTCTATCAGAGTTCGGAGAGGATAGACCAGGTGAGAGAGGAGGAAAACATTTTGAGATAACAGAGAAGATTGATCAAGATGTGCAGCAGATAAACCCATTGATAGGTCATTATGTGTGGTTGATCAGAGCGAAACGTCATGATTGGTCTTTTGAAAATAACATACCACGAGAGTCAGCAAACACACAAGTTGAAGATGATGTTGAAATAAAGTCAACTAGTATATTTGATTACAATTCAAACGGTAGTAATGACGATGTATATGGTGGTTACACTTAAGTGGTATTTCTAGAGTATATCTCAGCGTAATCTGGTAAGGTGTCATTTTTAAGAGAAGCGATTATCTTATCCGCTTCAGTCGGGCTATCGAATATCATACCCACCACATCTGTCTGATCATTTGATATAAACACATATCGAAACTTTCCCTCATCATCCTTGCGGATATGATATAACGAGTACCTCACACCAGGTTTGAAATCCGATGGCTTCTGTCTTCTGTATGAGGATGGATCATTAGGATTCTTCTTCTGATCACGAATTAATATCTCAGTACCAATTATGTAATGCATTATAGTTGTCCTTGATTTGTTAGTTCGAATAACATACCTTCAGTTCTTTCGTCTACATATTTCTGAATAGCGATGGGCTTCACCCACGATGTACTCTTCTCAGATACACCAATCTCATCACATTTAGTCGATATAATATCAACTGCTTCAATAAGACTCATCCATCGAGCTAACTCATACACACTCATACTATCCTGCTGAGTTGCTGTATTCCTGATTTTGATGGTCTTAGATTTATATTTATCTTGATCTAACATATGATTTATTATATTTAAATACTGAGCTAGTGCAATGTTTAACCATGGTTAAGATGATATTAATGTTCTCAGCTGGGATGTTTATCGTCTTGAGCATATCAACACAACTGCTCATTATATTGAACAGCTGACGTACCTGTAGCTTCTCCTGCGTGGTTAGTTCATGCTGTATCATACTCTCCTCGAATATATTGCACACACCCTTGAGAAATCTATAGAAATCAAAGTCATCTTTGAGAGAAAATATTTCTCCTTTCTTGTAGGCTGCAGCTTTCTCCGGATCGACAGACTTACTGAAGTAAGTATCCATCACAGATATACATTGCTCCATCGTCACGATGTCTTCCGTTGCACTCGGCATGATTGCAGAACTTGGCTTAGTGACACCTTGATCGTTCATTTTTAGTGTGTTATCATCCATTGACTTGCATCTCGTTTATCACTCTCTCTTTATCATCATCTATCATTGATGTGGTGAATTTATTCATATTCATAGGTGTTGTAGATCTGGCAACTGTTATGTTGAGATATACTGAATTTCTCTCATTGCAGTTAGGGCATCTGTATTCATTATCTGTGTCCATTCTTATAGGTACTATTGATACATCTCCACAAAATGCGCATTTAAGATCTGCAGATTGCTTGGAAAATGATTCTATTCGAGCTATCTCTAGTGCTCTACTCCGTATTAGAATGTATGATGTTGCAGCTGTGTTCACAGCATATCCTATTACAAATTGTACTAGTATTAGTATGATGAATGTATAAGTGGCAGAATAACCATATACATGAGAGGCTGCTGCACCTAGACTCGAAATGGTACAGATTAATATTATTGATTTAAGTATACTTAACACACTAATATATTAGCGTATCATATTGAATTATCAACTAATGTATGGTCAGTGACCTACTTCAAGATTGTCGATATCGTTCGATAGTGATTTGATTATCAACTTTATATGTGTGAACTTCTTATACATCTTCTTGAGCGTGTTGAGTGTATCTGGACTGTCAACTACTAACGGATTTTGAAGCACTTTCTGTAGTTCGGATTGTATTGTGTTGGCAGCTACATATATGTCACCTATTTGATCAATCAAACCACCATTCATTGGAGATGGTAGATTTCTGGGTGCTCTAGTGAGTTCATCTTCAAGGTATTTCTGAAAGTTCACTATATCTAACAAGTTCACTTGTCTAGGTCCTTCTGATGTACCAGTCAGTTGCATATACTGACCTCCAGGTGCGGTCATATCTTCGTTGACTATATTTTTCCTCATATGTAATATTATTTAATCCAGATTTGTATAAATAATTATGATATGACTAGATATTCAAGCAAATTTTTAAATTTATTAAAAGAAGATGAAGAACCAGGTGAGGATCTCGGAGATGATAAAGCAGCTTTTGCAGCTGGGTTAGACAGAGACACACCAGCCGACGCATTTGATGATGTGCCAGCGAATCCAGTTGCAGAATATGAAGCTGGACAAAAAGCTAATGCAGTGAATGTGTTATCTACATGGGTGAGTAGTGTCGAGGAGTTCATCGAGCGACTCAACGGTCTTAATCCAGATTCGATGAACGCTCAATTACATCGAACTGATTGTGGCTCGATCATGTCTGACGTATCAAGAAGTGAATCTAAAAAGATATCTAGAATCGCTCAAGATCTATCAAGTCTAGGTGAATCACTCAAGCAATATCTGCTAACCGCTCAAAATAAGCAAGAGTCTCAAGATAATATATAATCACGATAGCTTGAGAAGAGCTTGTGTACCTGTAAATGTATTCTTGTCTATAAAATCTGTAGATATACAATCTAACTTATAGAACATACACATTTCATTAATATCTTTAAATCTTGACAGCTCAGAGGGCCATATAAATATATTGTGATTTTGAGCCGCGAGTTTTCTAGACTTCAACATGCTAGCTTGATCGTTTCGTTGATTATCTAAGACCCACGTTTTCTTCAAGAAGCAGAATTCTTGTAACATAGATTGTTGATTGGTTGTTAATGACTCGTTGCTATTCTCCTGTATACCAGCAATCGCGATGCCGTTCTCAATGAAGAATGAGTCTAACGGACCCTCCAGTATGTATATTGTATGATGTAAGTCAGTCACTAGATTTAATCCGAATATACCCTTGTCAGAGTTTATCTTCGAGAGATATTTAGGAGTATCATCGGATAGTAATCGTCTAGTTTGATAGTGTATTACTTTACTCTGTCGGTTGTGAGTTGGTATGCATAATCTATTCTTGTGTATCTTATCCGTTAGACTCAAGTACAGTGCATCAGGTCGATTACAAGCAGTATTGAGTCTCCTAGATTGAATATAATCAACAGCCTTCAATACCATTTGGTTGGCTTTGTAGTAATTGACTTGATTGTCGTTGAATAAGTTTATACTATCGTGTGGTAAGCTCTGAATATTAACCGCTGGTATGTTACTCTTCACTGGTGCCATTATGTCTATAATCTGATATTCATCTCGATTGACCTGATTCATCAGCTCTTCGTACGTTATATTCTCTATATGCAGAATCCACTTGACGGTAGATCCATACCATCCGCAATTATGACAGCAAACTACATCCTTAGCTGGTATATAATACAACCGTCTCTTACGGCCCCAACTCTTTCCCTCACGACAAGTAGGACATCCTCCCTCATATGTACTGTTTGCCCGCTTGTACCTAGGGTATCCCGCGTGTTGATAGAATTTATGTACAACATATGTGTCTGGGAGCTTCACTTGAGAATATCTAACAGAGCGTCGTTTAGGTTATTTGAGAAAAACATAGAGAATCTATCGACTGACGTCTCCGGGAAAGCAACATCTACGCACAGTCTTTTGAAAGCCTCATAATCAGATGATAGCTGTTGTGATTCTTGCAACTGATACTTATAAATACTCTCTTCTCCAGGGTGATTTGATGTTGCAACTGATAGATCGATCATGCTGACATTGTATAAATATTTATCATAATCTTCTGGTGTAAGATAATCTTGAATGCCTGCGGATAGAATCTTCAAGGCTGTCTTGTGACCTACACCCGCGATACCGGCGATGTTGTCAGATTTATCACCTATCAAAGATTTATAATGTATATAATTGCTCAACGAGACACCAGTTCGGTCTATAAAATTATCAACATCATATGTCTTCTTGCTAACTGGATTATGTACTATAGTTCTGTTAGTGATCAACTGCAACATGTCGTGATCTGAGCTGATGATTATATTCGATCCAGGTACATTATTACTTAGATAACATATCACATCATCAGCCTCTAATACACCCGGGTGTATGTTGACAACTCCTAATGACTTACATATATCTCTAAGCTTAGGCTCATGTTCATACACATCTTCCCATTTAGATTTATCTCGATTATCTTTATAATCGTCATCCTGTCTTCTGAAGGATTTCTCACCTCGAATCAACTTACTATCCCATGCTATGTATATCTTTGTAGCATCCCACTCTCCATGAAGCTTCTTGATACTGTTCATGAACATGTGGATTAAGTTTGAATTAGTTCTTGATGTCACATGATATACTCGATATAACAGGTTTGAACCATCTATTATTAGGTTAACATTTTTCATTTGCTCTATATTGTGCCTCACATACACGTCTCTCGTTGTATGGTATCCTCTCGACATACTCAATCACTTTAGTTTCAATAGCGTAATCGAACTTATCTGCAGGTACCACTCTGTTTAATATCTTTGGAATTGACAAGAAGTTATGCGAATCAGATATTGTATCTATATAAACAAACATCTCACCTACATATGTACCAGTAGTAACAGCATACACATCACCAAGCTTAAACTTATCTGTCTTTAACTTATTGAGCAGATTCTTGACCAATTTCATATACTGATAATATATGATAAATGACAGAAGTGCAATGTATACTATTCGTACATCGGTGGAGATCCACCTTGTGTGCTTACAACAAACTTCTGTATCAATGTGCTTAATGAATCTGCTTGTTGTTGTGTATTAGCTGAAATCAACGTCACAGATTCACCAGAATAATCATAACCTAAAATGATAAACGAATCTAGGAACTCCTCCACGTGAGATGTCACTTCATCAAGTGTCTTCTTTCGTTTATCATGTCGTCTCGCATGCTCGATAAGATGATCCTCTAGAGCTGCTCTTATCAGTCTATATTTAGGATCATCTTCTTTGCTCTCAGATCTCTTAGATTTATTAGTATCTCTACTCACCTTAGGTGATGATTTAGGCTTCTCTGGATAATCATCTGATTCTGATTTATTAGTCTTCGTCATCTATAATTGTTTAGTATAATGTGTTGAGTTAGGTTCTATTCCAGAATCAAGGAGGTGTGTTAGTATAGATTCTATAGAGTTTGTTTGTATTTTTAGTGAATTTCTTATATAATTACCACCGTCAGAGAACGCGAATACTGGAGTATCATCTACCATTTCCATGTTCACGAAACACGTGATATACACTGAGTGATAACTTGGATTGAGCAATATGGTCCACTTACGATTATCACCTATACTATATTGATCAAATATTCTCCAAACAACATAACCATTGTCTTTCAATCTCTTTATAAAGTAACCCTGTGTTGATATCTTATTATGTCTCATCTTCTTAAACCGCTAGCAATGTAATTAATAACGCAATCTTCTGTAGATATATCAAACAGAAATACATTCAAATCACTACTGTGATGAATTATACATTGATCAAATTTTGATGATAATATAAACCTGATGACTTCGAACGTCAGTGGTTTTGGATTAGGCATAGGTGACCCTGTGAAGCTGTCTGATAAGTCCATGCCAAATGTATTAACATTTTGAGTTTCGCTATCTGTTAACTCTCCACGAACCTTACCATCGGATGTAGTATTGAAGTATATCTTGTTAACCTCACTAGCAAAAGTTGAACCTCTGACCAACATCTGCAATGAATTGTAACATATGTTGAATGTTGTGTCAAACTTAATGTCCTTGAGCTTGTTAATGTTTACTGCTGGTATACTTATTATACCATCCTCAAGTAAGTGGAGTTTGAACTTCACATTATCAGATAGGTATTGCATGCAGTTATTACTAAGGTCGAACTGAATATCATCTTGAGTAGTACAAGAGAGTGCGTTGATTAATTTATTAACATCTGGTATGTTGAGTGATTGGTCTGTAGATATGTTGTTAGATTGTTTAATCTTACAATTCAAGAACAGAGTCGAATCAGATGTACACGTTAGTGATGATATACTATCCTTACGTACATTAACAACTGCATTCTCACACACCTTGCCGATTGGACTCAAGAAGCTCCGGATGAATTCACTTTTGTTGTTTATATCAATCTTCATTTAATTTTATTGTGATAGATTTAACACCCTTGCTCACCTCACACATCACATACTCGAGTAGCACATCTGCAGACCTAACGACACCTTTGAGTGAATTAGACGACACACTATATGACGCACCATGTTTAATTTTCTTGATCTTTTGATATGCTCTGTTGCCAGATTCCAATCTTTTAATAGATTTCTCCAACAGATTGATTCTATCAGTCATATCACTATCAACATTCATGACCATCGGAGGAGGAGGTGGTGGCACTCTCGGAGAGCGTTGAGTGTTAGTAGCTGTAGGTTGAGCAGTTTGCGTCTGAACTGGATGCTGATGCTTGGATGATG